AAGCTACGTCTTGATATACCGCTACTCAATCAACTTGATGACAGCCAGCTTAGTATTAGTACCGAGACCCGCGACTTTGACAAGCTCTACGTGTACCTATTTATTGGCAACATTGCGATAGATTTAGGTGAAGCCAAAACCGAAAATTCAGATCAGGATTATTACGATGTCCGAGCGCGATAAGATACTTGAGAGTATTAATAGCCACATTAACGACTATCCAGAGATAGCTGAACGCTGGCGAGCAGGGGATCCAACCGTGCGTGCCATGCTGACCTCTATCGTTGAGGCGGTCGTCTTTTTAAAGCGTGATAACGATGTCAATGCCATTGAGCCGTTTATCAAGTCAAAAAATCGCACCATTATTGCTGACGCTATCAACAAAGGTATACTGCCCGTTGCCACGCCTTGCCAGCATAAAATAACGATTGAGAACAGAGCCGCCGCCACGCTTACCTTATCGCAAGGGCGGCTTATTGAAGATGGTACGGGTAGGCAGTGGCGTCTGCTAGCGTCAGTTACCGTGGCAAGCGGTGAGGCTAAGGTGGTACTGGCTGAACAAAGTGTCGTGAATCGTGTCGATATGACCATACCGCTTAATGAGCCATTTTATACCGCTGGCTTGTCAACCACAGATGACGCTTACTTTGCAGGTATTAGTGTCGTTAATACCACCACAGGCGAGGTTTATCAGCACACGCCAAACTTTATGAACGCAGGCATCAACATGCCAGCCTACACGCTGCAAAGTGACAATCTTACCAATATTAATGTGATATTTGGTGCAAGCGATAGAGCTGGCAAGACGGTGCAGGCAGGTGAGGTGTACCAAATTGCAATTACTCAGTGCTACGGAGAGGTTGATCCTAGCAGTTTAAGACAAGCCGCGCTTAGTGAGATCAATGTCAGTGACGAGAGCCAGTTAAACCTATATTTTAAAGCGGGTGACATGGTGCGGGCAGGGGCTAACCCTTTGACTATTAATCAGCTAAGATTGCTTGCCAGCTTCCCATCTATGTATGACCGAAACGCGGTCTTTATGGGTAACTTTACCTTTTTGGTGATGCAGCATTTTATGAACCGTTTTGACTATATGGCGATATGGAATGAAACCATCCATGAGCGCTACTATGGCGTGAATGTGAGTAACATTAACCACTTAAACCTAACGGTCGTTGCTAAGTCTGGCAATGCGGGTGAGCGTGAGCAGCTTATCACCGACATCAAGCAATTAGTGGCGCGTGCTGACAGCTTGCTTGATGGTCGCGTCAGGGTGAAGGCGGTGGTGGAACGTCCTTATCAAATTAGCATTACAGGTCGATTGGCAGCGGTGCATGACATCGATTCGGTACGCACGCAGATCAAAGAGCTATTATTGGCGGAGTATGGCAAAGGCTCATTGGCTGCTATTCACCATAATGCAGATGGCTTTAACTTGCAGGAGATTGCTACGCGCATACGCTCAACGATAAGCGCCTTTCAAGATCGCATTAGTGATTTTACGGTCAGTGGTGAGGATGTGGCAAGCCAGCCCGTAAAGCCGCATGAATGGGCGTTTTTAGATACCGATAGCATCACCATCAACTTAACCCGTACTGCTGATAGCGGTAATGCTATATGGACGATGTGATATGGACAATACAACCCTTAGCGCTAGTGACTTTTTAGCGCCACTTGCCTTTACTCATAAGGCGGGCGAGCTTGAGCGGGCAATGGCAGGTGTTTTTACTGCTGTGGTTCAAGAGTATCAAGTAAACCAACTCAATGATATCTATAGTTATGGTGTGCCGTGGCTTGGTAGCGCCACTGTGGTTGAGCGCTTTACCAAGCTTAACGGCTTGGCAGTGCTACGTCGCAATGACGGGGGCTTGTCTGATAAACTTATGAGCGTTATTTATGCGAACTGGGAGTCAATGGCCAGTGAGCGCGGCCTTGCGTTTTTGCAATTCATGCTTGATATGCTGTACCCAAATCAGAATAAAATAGTTAGGCTTTGGCACTCGATAGCGCAGGCAGGTAGCTATCCTTTGTATTTAAGTGAGTCGCAAGGGGTGCGAAAATTTTTGACCAGCCGCATTCGCATCAAGATTGACTCTGATATTGATATCACTGAGCTATCAGAGCTTGCACCCACGCTATCTCGCTTGGTGCCGTGGCAGATTGTGCCAGAGGTGGCTGTTAGTATCGATACTGAAGACATGGGCGTTCAGGTTGCGCTGGCAGGTGAGATATTTCAAGTCGCTAACTTTTCGCCTTACTAAACCTATGGAACACCCCTAAACGTGCCCGCCTAAAGCAAGTCAAAATAGCCTTTTGACATCCTCCCCGACCTAAAGGACAGGGATTCCTAGCATCGCTACTAGGACTTCCTAATTCAACGAGAATTACTTATGCAGACTGGCTACACAAGACTTACATTCTCTCCAAAGGCTAACCCCGCAAGCCCTGCGGTTTTGATATTGATGGCAGCATTGGTATCTCGGTCATGGTCAGTCTTGCATTCAGGACAAATCCAACGGCGAGTATCAAGCGCCAAAAACGGTAGTGTATATCCACAACTGGAACAGCGCTTAGAACTTGGAAAGAACTGGTCTATCATAGATATAGAGCGACCAGCCCAATCAGCCTTGTATTCTAGTTGTCTTACAAATTCACCCCAACTAGCATCAGCGATGTGCTTAGCAAGCTTAGGGCTTTTAATCATGTTTTTAACACGTAGCGATTCGACACAAACAACTTGGTTATCGTTGATTAGTTTGCGAGACAACTTGTGTAAGTTATCTGATCGACAATCGGAGATTTTAGCGTGAATACGAGCAACTTTAAGACGAGCCTTAGCACGATTGGCAGAACCAAGCTTTTTACGGCTCATTCTTTTTTGTGCTATGGCAAGCTTCTTGGCGTATTTAACTGTGTGACGGGGATTGTCAACCTTAGAACCAGTATCGGTTACGAACAGGTTTTTAATGCCAACGTCAATACCAATGCTGGTATCGGATTTTGGCAATACTTTATTTTCAAACTCGCACAGGCACGATACAAAGTAACGTCCTGCGCGGTCTTTGGTGATAGTGATGGTGCTAGGCTCACTTGGCAACAAGCGAGACCATCTAATATTAAGTGGTTCTTTGTTCTTAGCAATGTAGAGGTTGCCGTTTCTATACCTAAAACCTCTATTAGTAAACTCAGCAGACTGCTTGTGTTTTTTAGATTTAAAAGTAGGGTACTTAGTACGACGCTCGAAGAAATTCTTGAAGGCGGTTTGCTGGTGACGAATCGATTGTTGCAATGCAACACAAGACACTTCATTCAAAAAACTAAGTTCAGGCTGCTTTTTAAGCTGGGTCAGCTTAGCGCTGGCTTGAATATAACCTATCTTAGCCTTGCTTTGGTAATACTCATCAGTACGCCATCGCAAAATAGAGTTATACACAACTCGGACACAACCAAACGTTTGAACAAGCAGTGCAGCTTGTTCATCGGTTGGATAAAATCGGAATTTGTAGGCTCTATGTTTCATGTCTCACATTATAATGGCTTTAATGTGAGCAATCAACTATTAACTATATCGCTTCCTCACCAACGTGAACGATGGGGTATCCGTGATAATAAGGACAAAAGATGAAAACCAAAACTCCCAGCGCTCAGGCGTACCGCAAACAGTACGAAACCGCAAAATCATTAGGTGCAGCTATGCTGGCATGTAATGCGGTTTTAGTGCCAGAGGGCTATAACAATCTATACATGCTTATTCAAAACTTTCAGCGCCCTATCATGAGTCATAACGATAGTGCGGATGTTGACTATGCGCGTGGTCTACAGGCACACGTTGCAGGCACACTTAAAACCAACTTTGAGGGTCAGTGGACGCTGATTGAAACTGAATCGGGCGCTATTTCTAAATTCGCTGAAGAGATTGCGGTCAAGCATGGCGGTATCTTGCCGCTAGTACGCATCTATGACGGCTTTATCGGTGATGGCGATAACATCAAAGGCAGCCGTGAGTATGAATTAATTGATTGCGCCATTACCTTTACTGATGGCGGTGGTGAGATTGATGCAGCCAGTCGTAGTCAGATTTTGCAGGTGCAAGCCTCATGCCGTTATAATTATTTTGGTCAGTCTGGCAAGATTGGTGCAACTGGTAGCGGTGCCGATGTTTTTGCTAACACACTGGTCAGTGCGCTAAATAATCTTGGCGGTCTAACCCCGCAGTTTAACTCAAACGATATGACTATCTTCGGGTAAGGCCAACCTATGAGCACCACTGACACAGACGCCCATCACGTTATTGGATCGCTGAAAGACGCTAGCGACGAGCTGTACGACGAGCTGTTAACGACCGGCTCGTCGGTTATGCTTAGTGATATCGTTAAAATTATGATCGTGAATACCAAAAAGTATGCTGGCTGGTCAGGTGAGTTGCAGCATTGTCCAAAAGACGACGCCTCGTGTGTTAAGCCGCTACTCACAATCACTGAAAACACGGTTTTAGGTGTGGATGACTGGCTGATTATTGAGCCAGTGGTTCGCGCTCATTGCGACCTTGTGCAAGCCCGCCGCATGGAGGGAGCACAGAATTTAGGCGTACAACCCGCTGGCATGTCATCAAGCGAGGCGCTGCAATATTACAAAGATTCGCTTGAGTTGATGAAGCGTGAGGCATTCCAGTGTCAGCCGTTTAGTGTTGAGGTTCCCGAAAATAACGCCTTAGACGAGTTTTTTAAAGATAAATTTTGGAGTACAACATGGCGGAAACTATAGAGGTTTTAGCGTTTTTTGAGTCTATTGGGTTGGCGGTAGTTGATAACATGCCAAGCGATGATAAAAATCTATGAACATTCAGCTCGAAGATGGCAGTCAAATCGGCACCAATCTAATTAGCGCAATCTATCGCACTGATCTTGTGCCCATACCTGTCACCATTGAGCTTGTCGTCAAAGCGGATGATCGATTGCATAAGCTATTATTAATTGATAAGACGCTGACCACCCCTAAAGACGTGTCGCTGACCATCGTTAAATCACAAGTTATCAATGAGCAATCTATCAAGGCTGGCAAGCGCATTGCCGCGCTGCATATCATTGCTGTCTTATCAGGATGCGAGCCACTGCTAGGCGTCACCAAAAAGGCAGTCAGCCTAGATAATACCAGCTTTAACGAGGTGTACCGCGCATTGGGCGCTAAAGTCCGCATTAAAAAAGACATCAAACTTGCCAGCTTTATTTGCCTGAAAGGTCAGATGCCAACCGTGGCCATTGCTAAAGCACTGCAAAAAGAGTCGGCGGTTATTTGTCATACTAATAACGGTTTGTCAGTCATTCGCCTAAACGAGCTAATGATAGGCAATCCAACCTTATTTGACAAAAGCGCCGTGCAATGGATCAACAATCCGAACGCTATCAGGCACGGCAACGTCAATTATCTGTCTATCGATGACAATGGCTCAGATATATTAGGGTCAGCACGGACTGAGCGCTCAATAGAATACTACCCACGAGCAGACAACCGCGAGCTACAGAACTTGCGGCGCATACTTATCACCAAAGCCACTATTACTCGCCAGCTCGACGAGCGCTTGGACGCAGGCAAGCTTATAACGGTTGACAACAAAACATTGGTAGCCTTAACCGCCGCGCACCGATTCGAGTCAGGAGCGTTAGGTGGTCCCGCTGTTATGGCAACAAAAGCGTGGCTTGCTGGCGTGGAGGATAGATCATGAGTCTTGTATCACCATACATACACCCCGCTAAGCTTGTGAGCTATGACAAGGTTAATCGCACGGCTAAAGTTTCTATCGCAGGGCTTACGGATGGCGTAGAAGAGGGTATCACCGCCATGATTGCCTACCCGATAGGCGATGATGACATGGACACAGAGCGCGAGCTGCTGGCAGGTGCGGACGTGTGGGTATTCTTTGAGCAAGGCGACACCACTATGCCGGTGATTGCTTTTTACCGTCGTCACGGGCAAGGGCAAGCGGTTATTGATACCAGGCGTATTCGTCAAGAGAATATTGAACTGCTGGCACGCTCAGCGATTACCCTTGATGCTAAAGACTTGGTACATATTAAAGCCAAAACCATCACTATTGATGCAACCACCGTCAATCTTAATGCCAGTAACTTTAATATCACCGCAGAAACGAGCGTTAAAGGCAACATCGGACAAGTGGGCAACTACTCAATGCAAGGCAATCAGTCAATCACTGGCAGCCATACCGTCAACGGCAATAGCACCTCTTACGGCAACCAGACAATCAATGGTAGCGTGTCTGCCACAGACGATATCAAGGCGGGCGGTATATCGCTTAAATCTCATAAACATGGCGGCGTGAAGTCGGGCGGCAGCTCAACCAGTGGCCCGCAATAACATTTGCTAGAACACAGCATTAATAGGCGTAAAACATGAAACTACTTAATACCATGGCAAACATGCTGATTAGCAATCGTGAGATGAAACGGTCTGCCACGCCAGCTAGCATTGGTGATGTCAACCGCCAGTATGAAGCGCTTAATCAGATGGAGCTTGGCACCTTTAACAGTCCTGAAAACGCACCGCGAACCCGTCAAGATATCTACTCAACGTGGGAGCTGATGCAAAAGGACCCGCAAATAGCAGAGGCATTAAGCTTGCATGTCACTGCCGCATTGGGCGGGCATGAAACCACGGGTGATATGATCTTTATCACCCCACATGAGCGTGTGCGCGGCAAAGGTCGCCGTGCTAAAGAATTGCGCGATAAGGTCGAGCGTGAGGCATTGCATATTGCGCCCATTATTAACCGATACGCCTTTACCTTAGCCCGCCAAGCCATCGCCTATGGGGACAGCTACGCACGTATCTATACCGATAAACGCAAGGGCGTGGTTGGGCTTATGAACAATCGCCATACTGCGCCATCACTTATTATGCCGTTTGAGCAGGCAGGCGAAACCGTCGGATTTCACGGGCTTGAAGAGGAAGACTACGAGCGCTCTATTGCCAAGCTTACTCCTAGACAGCTATTGCGCGTCAAGATGCAGCGTATCGAGGTAATACCGCAGATGACCATGCAGGTATGGCAAGATCAAAAAACGCTGATCTATGATGAGCGCTGTGACAATCCCATCTTGCCAGCGGAAATCGGTGGCTCATTCCTCTATCCAGTAGAGAAGCCGTGGAAGGATGTTGTTATTAGCCTTGCAGGACTAAACAATCAGCAAATAGCCGATAGTGTCAAACAAGCCTTTTTGACCGTCAACATGGAGGGGATGCCACCTAAGCAGCAAAACAAATATAAAGAAAGCGTCACTAAGATGCTGACCAACTACCGCGATCAGATACAAGAGGCGTTTAAAGGCGGTGAGGCATTACATGGCACCAAATATCATGTGTTGCCGCAATGGGGTGATAAGCAGATATTGCAATCAGTAGGGGATTTATCGCAGCGCAATATGCCACTAAACCCTGAAACGCTCATGCTCAACCTTCGCCGCGTGGCAGGTGGTCTGGGGATTGATTTATCCTTAGTCGGTTGGGCGGATATGCTGGCAGGCGGACTGGGTGATGGCGCGTCTTTTCAAACGTCCGCACAAATTATGCGTCGATCTAACCTTATTCGCACCTCGTTAATTGATGCCTTTAATCACTTAATGAGCATTCATTGGGGTATTAAGTACGGGGAGTATTTTGATGCTAAAGAGTACCCGTGGCAGTTTGACTTCTTCTCAGATGCCGGAGCCGCTACCGCGCAAGCACTAAGCAATAAGCAAAACAAAGCCAACACACTGACTATCGAGATGCAGGCAGTGCAGATGATAAAGGACTTGGGGCTTGGTAAAGAGGCGACACAACTCATGCTTGAAGACCGCTTGGACTACGACTTAGCTTTTGCTGAAAAAGTTGCTATTGCAATCACCGCGCCACCAATGGGCGAAGAGGGCTTGCCAGCAGGGATGCCGCAACCTCCTAGTAATGCTGATATGAGCAATAATCCTGAAGACGACGACTTGCCAGATGGCCTAGACGATATGGAGGATGACTATGAGGACTGATCTAGTGCAAGGGCTAATCGCTGGCAATACCGTAAATGAGCGTAGTAAGACAAGGATGGTTAACTCGCAGTATATGCAATCCTTGCAATTACTATACGGGCAGGCTCATGCACACGAGGCGCTGTTGCAGTGTATGTATGTGGTCAAAATAGAGGATATATTTGGCAATGGTCCAAATATTCCATGGTTTAAAGACAAATCGCTATGCTACCTGGTGACAGAAGCGGATCTATCGCTTGGTAGTGCTGAGAGTGAGTCATTCTATGCTGGCGCGTATCAGGCAGGGTATCTGACGCAAAAAACAAGCGACGACATGGATATGACGTTTATCGAAACAATCAATGGGAGAATCACCTCGTCATATATTGCTTGCCGTAGGCTGGCATTTAACAAGGACGGCACGGTAAACGAGCCTAGAAAATACGCCTTTAAATTAAGTGTCGGTCTTATCAACCCCAAATACCCTGATAGTGAACCTCTTATCACATCATCATGGCTCGTTGGCGTTAAGAGCGCTAAAACCGAAGTGAGTAGCGCCGCTCGTAGCGAGATCGTTAAGATACCGATAACTTTCCAAAAGTTACGGCCTTTAATGTTTGAGCGCTAATACCTCTTAGTTAACAACAACCCACTAAGTATAGTATTTGAGTGGGTTTTTCTTTGCCTAACATTCAGCGGAACACCCCCGCTGCATAGCCGCCAAACCTTGTCACAATAAACCTATCTTATTATCCCTAACAAACATAGGCATCCTGCAATGGCATATATCACACTCAATAAAGCGCATACTCACCATAAAACAACTATCAATGGTCAGTCTACTAGCCAGTATAGCCGCTACGAAACAGGTTTAATCACTGGCAACAAGCGAGATTTGCCAGCCATTCTAGCGGATAGTACGGGCAGTGACGGCTATAGTTTTGATAGTGCAGTCGGTAGTGCTGATGATAGCTGGCACGTATTAAACGCCTTTGATAAGCAAGGCTTGTATGTCGATAGTATTGCGGTTGGCGGCGCTATGGATGCCGATCACGCTACCGTGGTAGCGCGCACCCAGCTTGACAGCCTAGGCGCAGCTAACCTAAAAGTGATTGGTGAGGGATTGGTTCAGTTTGACAGTATCAATCAATCGAACGCTGGCACGTTTTCAGTTGACGCCATCAACAAGCTTATGGACAACCCTTCGCAGGATAAAAACTACCTACCGATCATTACCGCCTCAGAGCTTGCTTATGAAGCTGATCGCGTTACCTTTGACAGTGTAGAGTGGGGCGAAGGAGCAGAGCTATTAAGCCATGACGGGCGTGATAGCACACTCATGCTAGACATGACCCGTGCTGATACTCGCAGCGACCTGGTGAACGAATTTGAGCTTGCAGACGTGCTTGATCTACTAGGCGCTGAACCTGAGCAGAGCTTTGATGCCTTGATGGACACCAAAAACCGTTTAGGGCTATTGAAAGATCGCTTATATAACGCGATGAGCCGTGCCGGTAACGATACGGTATCAGTTACCAATGTCACTGAAACCAAGCCGTTTAAACGCCAGGGCGTGACTAATATTGCCTTTGTGTTTGATCTATCAGACGGTCAAAAGCTGTCTATCTGGTTCCACAATCCAGACAGTACACCAAGTAAGCTTATGCCGTCCGATATTATGATTAGCTGGAAATGGATGCTTAACAAGCGTGACGTGACCGCCGCCTTATCACCAAAGCAGGGCGATAACGTCCAGTTGCCTGCGCTGGCTAGTAGAATCATGCGCGTGGCTGCTAAGAACTCTATGCCATTTAAGCGTACACAAGCCAAGCGCTTAAAGCTAGATAATGAGCTAGCAGAAGCAAAGATGACGATTGAAAATAAGACTGCCACTATCGAGCAGTTGGATCAAGATATTGCCAGCCTAAATAGCCAGATTGATGCGGCTATGAAAGCACCTAAAATCGAACCTGTTGTTGAGCCAGCGATTGATCCTGTTATAGAAACACCAGTAGTTGACGATACCGTAGTAGAGCCAGCCAGCGAACCGTTAGAAGACCCGATTGTAACATCGGTAATGGACTTCGCTAAAACCCATGAAGGATTTAACGGGTTTATCAAAAATAACAATGATGCTGAAGCGGCGCTTGCTGGTAAAGCAAAAGGCGATTGGGTGGTTGAGATTAATGATGGTGATTATCCTATTACCGTATTTATGGCATTAGATGATGAGTCTAGCTACACGGGTGCTACCAATAGCAGTATAGAGTCGGCTTTTAACGATATTCTTGATAAGTCAAAAACCGCTGCTATCCACTGGGGCGCTGAAGATGCCGCCGTATTACCAGATGGTTACGATGTCGATACCGCAAGCAATGATGAGATTATTAACGACACTAGAATACAGTCGCTAATCACTGACTTAGGTTTAACGCTTACATCTAGTGAGAATAACGAGTACGAGTACGGTACAAAAACCGATAATAGCGCTTTTTCGTTTAAGCTGAAGCACGGTGAGCTATCAACCGTTTATTTTGTTCAAAACGGCGATGGCAGCAATCTAAATAACGCAATGACTGAGGTTAGCGATATAGACGGGTTTATCACTCAAGCAAAAGATATGCACGCTAAATACATGGCTTTACTAGGTGAGGATAATACGCCTGATCCTGACAACACGCCAACCAACCCCAACAACAAAAAGATAGTTAAAGGCAAGTCAAACAAAGCTAAAACACCCAAAGGCACCAAAATTGAAAGCGTCTTTGCTTTAGTTGATGCTAAATTCCTGATTGCCTCGCATACCGCAAACGGTAGTAAAAACCCTAAATACCCGCAAGAGCTACAGCCGCGTGATCGTGCGCGTGAATCTTCTATTGCATGGGTACAAAAAACCTCAAGAGAGCTTGATCCTGAGAGCTTAGGTCGTACTGGCCGTGTTGATACCGGCGCGCCTATCGTGGGTGATGATCTAGTGGTAGAAAGCGGCAACGGTCGCACTATTGCACTCCACATGGCCTACGCCAATGGCGATGC